TAGACCAGTTCTTTCTAGGATAAATTGTCTGCGGCTTACCGTCCATCTTAGTCTTTTCTTTAGGCATATAGTTATGTTGCACACAAGAGATAGCATCTCTACAGTTTGATAATCTGTTGAACAACTCCATCACGTCTGATCTCATGTACATATCACAGTCCATGAACAACGCCATGCCTTCATGCATATTAATAAAAGGAACTAGAAATCTACTGAAACTAAACTCAGTAGAGAAAGGTTTACTATCAAAGACATCCACCTGCTTACCATCCAGTACTTTCTTACTTCTCCTATACAGACCTGACAATCTCAGGCTATCCTGTTTAAGAGGTACAATATTTACTGGTGCAGAAGCATACTTTTCTATGCTGTATTTCAGCACATCATAATATAACTTTTCTTTCTCATCGTAACCTACATAGATAGTAGGCATCCTATTATTATTATTATTATCTCCTGAAGACATGTAACATTATACCTCTATATTATTTACCTTTATAATTAAATGACAGAGGGTGGCACCCCAACCACCCCCTATCACTGCCTAACACATACCTTTCGACTAACATATGGAGTATACTATTCCTATAATAGTTATGTCAAGTAAAAAGTTTATACACCACAACTCCCACCATGGCCCGTAATATCACAGATGTCGTGAGTTTCTAAACCTTCTTCAAACTCTTCACCCAACTTATCTACTGCTTCATTATAAGGAACACTTGTAAGAGGCTGTCCTCCTCTACAACCGTCAGGGTATACAGTAAATCCTCGTAATCGGTGAGCATAAGAAGCAAGAGTATCAGTAAAATCAGACACAGTATCTTCATTATTTAACTTACTTCCCCATGAGGGTAGGTTAATAGTAGAAGAGATTGACATATCTACATAGTCTTGTACGTCAGCTTGAAACTTTATACGCCTCTTATAATCTTCTGCTAAATCAAGAGCAGACTCTATGTTGTCTGGAGTAGCACCATATAAGTCTATGAGTTCTTGTGCTGCACTGTCTACTACATACTGGTAGTGCCATCGTGTACCGTTCTTTAGATACCTACGCTTATAGGCTACAGCAAAGATAGGCTCTACCCCAGTAGACGTACCAGCTAAGATACCAATGCTTCCAGTAGGCGCTATAGCTCTGTTAGCTACAGGTCTACTGATGCTCATGTTATCTGCCTCTGTTCTAGAAGTTCTGTCGCTCTCTCCTCTATATACGCTTAACCATTTATGAAGTTCTTCTGTTACCTCATACTTAGAACCACGTTTAATCAACCATTCATGCATACCCATAAGACCTAGACCAAGCCTACGATTCTTCTCTCTTACTTCGTAAATCTTTTTGTAAGGTAGTTTAGCTTTAAGAGTACCGCATAAAAGAAACTTTGTAGCTAGGTGTACAATATCTGTGAACTCACTGATGGTATCAATACGACCCAAGTTAACACTGCCTAGATTACATACATCTGAATCTGAGTCAGAGGTAACTTCCGTACAAGCATTACGTAAGGTTTCATTTTCCTTATCGAAGAAGTTGAAACTAAACCCCGGCTCCGCTGTTGATAAAGCTTGCTTTACATTATTACGAAAGACGTCACCTACATCTCCTGTCTTCCAGTAGTTAAGTAACCATTCAGTATCATAGTTAACACTTACATTAGTCATATCTAATGGTGCAGAAAAGTTAAAGTCCTGCTCCTTTATATCACCTATGCTATATTCTGTAGTACCTACAGGCATATTATACCAGTTCTTACTGGTTAAGAATTTATCAACGTCAGGATGTTTCCAGTTAAGAGAAGCATAGATAGCAGACCTACGACTACCTCCCTGCATAACCCGTCTACCAATCTCATTGAGCATCATCATCTTAGGGATAGGTCCAGAAGCAAGACCACCTGTACCAGACAACACACGCCCTTCTTCTCTGTACACAGAGTAGTCTGCACCGATACCACCACCTGTCATCAGACAAGACTCTGCCTTCCAACTAAGGTCAGCCCAATCTTCTCTGGTATCTTCTTCTGCTTTTAAAAGATAACAATTATTAAAAAATTTGTTAGGTCTTCCAGCGTAGTATAGATAACGACCACCGGGAATAAATTTAAGATCAGTAATATACTGCTTCAACTGTCCTCGTTCTTCACTAGTAAGTTCAGGATTACAAACATCTTCTACTAGTGTAGATGCTAGGCTTGCTAAAGTTTCGCAACCCTGATGAGCATATTTATGTTTGAATATATCTTCAGAAAATTTAGATCGGAACATGGGGTTTTCGTTAGATCGAAATGTAGGCATTCATTTATTCTCCTTTGGTTATATGGTCGTGTGTATACAACATTATTAAAGTATAATGCAATATCTTTAGTAAGTCCTGTCTATTTTTTCCTTCCTTCTTTCCATATCTTTTCCAGTACTTTATGATGTTACCCATTAAGAAACCTTCACCATACCCAGCATCTATTATTAGTTCTGATGCTTGATACTTTCCTTTAGCGTAATGCATACTATAAGTATCGTCTACGTATTCTTGTAACTCACATAAGTAAGTAGGTTCGAGAAATTTATGGACAGGTGTATGGCTATTCACCTTAGTCTCCTTAATTTAAATAGAGTGAGGTAGGGTTTAGTTGAAGGACAGTACGGTATTAATTCTTTTACGTACATATTCTACTTCCTTAGACTTTATAATCTTATATGCAAATGCCCTAGTGTACTCACTGTCTACTCCAGCAAGATCACATACGGTACGAAAGTCATCTGCAGTAACACCAACAGATGCTACAAACCAAGCCTGAGCGCAGCCTCTAGCTAATTCAGATTCTCTAGACTCTCTACTTTCTTTAGGTTTAGTAGCGTCTAATAGAGCTTGGAGTATCACAGTAAGAAAAAGAATCTGTTCGGGTGCAGATTTCTTTGTCTCAATTAAATATTCCATCTCAACTAAGAAGGTACTTTCTTTAGGCATCTAACCATTTCTGAGGAACACCGTCCTTCAGATCACAGTACAAGAAGTTATTCTTTTTACACCAGTCTCCATAGGTTGACTTAGCACCCTTATACAATTTACTTCTAGAGTTAGTAAAGACAAACCTAATATCTATATCAGGATTACTCTCTCTTAAAAATAAATGTTTCTTCCTGTCTTCTAATTTAAATCTCCCCTTCACCTCAAGGATAATACCAGAAGATTCAAGTATGAAGTCAGGTAGATACCTCTTAGATTCTATCCATACATAAGGTATGTAGTGAGGTTCAAAGTCAAAGGGGATGTCAGAGGCTGTTAAGAACTCTGCCATCGTCTTCTCTGAACCTGATCTAAATCTGTATTTCTTGGACATTGGGTTCCTTATTTACTTTAGTAAGGTACTTAACATTAGCTGCATACTGAAAGGCTCTCAGTCCTGTACCGTTGTTTGCATCAGACCAGCAATCGAATTTATAAGAACAATAAATGCATCCAATATCAAGGCGAAGATTCCCAGCAGCACCGTCAGGGATATCACTATAGCAACGATCAGGAGGGCTGCTGCTTTTAAGAGATTCTCTGATAGTATCGATACGATCTTCTGCATTTATCATCTCCATATGGTGTACAGGGCAGTAGGTTATCTCTCCTGTTGTCTTATCCATAACTACAAAACCTGCTTCTTTTACTTTGTTACCTTGAGCATATGCAGAAAGCTGCGCGATGTAACCAAAGGGATCGTCTTGGAAAATCTTTCCCGTCTTAAACTTCTTAAACGAAAAGCTTGAAGCTGTCTTAAAGTCTACCAGTACGTCATCTACCATGCCATCCTGATGCCCTACTACATCGTTAACTACAAGCTCCTTCTGTCTGTCTGATACCTTGTGTCCTGCAGTCTTAGAAAGGAAGACAAGGACGCTCTCTAAGATATGTCCATAAAGAAATTTAATAAGGTCAGGCCCAGTAAACTCTTCTTCTTGTTTCTTATTATTATTATTAAGAGAGTACCATATTTTTCTATTCGGGTGACCTATCATAGACAATCTTAGATTGTTCCTTGGCTTCCTTTCTTCCTGAGTAATAGCCTCGATAATACTAGAACAAATTTCTTCTGACATTTCCTTTAAATCTTCAGCAGCTATAGTTGCTTTCTTATCTGAAGTGAAGAGACTATATATATCTTCAACCAGAGTATCGATTTGTTTGTTGGATTTCTTAGCCATTACTATCTTTCCTTATAAGATATTTACAACTTAATATATAACTAGCAGTCCCTCTCCTCACCTGCTAGACAGTTATCGTTGCCCCAATTCATTTGACAACCCCGTATAGTTCTGACCTATCCTAGAATGGAATGGCTTCTTCTTTTGATCCCGAAGAAGAACCACTGACTACATACCCATCATCCACCTTATCAAAGTCTTTATCATTACCGTAGCTAACAAGGTCAACAACTTGAACAGCCATTAAGTCAGTACCAATACCGGAATTACCAGCATAGTTCCAATCATAAGTAGCGAACTTAACATTAACAGTACTACCGTTACCAATAAGTTGACTATCCCAATTATTATTACTTGAATCCTTAACTTGAGGAGCAGGACGTTTATCACCATTTTTCTTAAACTGTCCACGTTTGATAGTAACAAAATCAAAAGCACCCTTGTTCTTAACAACAAGACCAAGATTTTTAACCTGTTGTTTAGTATCTTCATCCAACTCTACATCAATAGAATAGGTAGGCTCGAACTTGGTGTTAGGGGAAAGGAGACATGCCCAGTGAGATTTACCGGAAATGATATGAATATCGTTAGCCATGTTAGATTTACCTTTCGTTTTATGTACTGCACTATGCAGTAACTTACTGTTTAGATTTGTAATAATATTGTAATGGAATAACTAAGTCAAGTCTTTTTATCCTTTTGATTTTTAGATTGAGCTATAACCTCTTTATGCATTAACTCTTCGAGAGGAGACAATAGATTTATCTTTAAGTTATAGCAATCACTTTTTACTGTATACCCATTAGACTTATCTACTGTTCCCTTTTTAAGGAAGATACTATCTTCAAAATATTTATTCTTATTATAATAACCTAGTATCCATCCGGCTGTAAAGTCTGTCTTAACTCTACAGAAAACATAGTAATCACACTGTTGTTTTGTATTCCAATTAGATATAGAACAATCATAATTAAGTTTGGGTTCGACTGTTGTTCTCTTAGTCTTGACATCTATCTTACTACCATCACTCAAAACTATATCGTAGTCGTATGTAGATTCAATAGGTCTAGAGAGATACTGAGAAACCATTATCTCTCCCATAGCTCCATAAAGATTACCTGAACCTTTTGTAAAGGAACCTTTCAACACTCCCATAGCACTGGACATTCGAGTTGCCCACTCAATCATGTCTTTATCTATAGGTACTTTTTTTATTAAAAACATAACGTATTCCTTTTTAGGTTAGTGTGTATCTGACCATGTGCTCCCTATTTTATATTCACTATCTAGAGGACACAATATTTTTAAATCCTTTTCTGTTTGCTTCATTGCTTTCTTTGTTAGTTCTCCGAATAGTTTAGAGTGCTCAATAGAAACTTCATGTTGGTACTCATCGTGTATAGATGCTACAAGGCTTGAATCAAGTTTACTTTCTTTAGATAGCCTGTTTATATTTACTAGCCACTGCTTACATATAACAGCACCGGCACCTTGTATCAACAGATTAACAGCAGCATGACGATTCCTTATTATTAGATGCCTACCATCCACTCCTACAAGATAACCACGTTGACTTGCTCTATCAACTTTCTTTCTGAAGATAGCTAATGATGGTGTATTCTTTAGGAAAGTATCTATTAATTTCTGACCTTGCTTGGCATCTCCACCTACTACCTGTCCTATCTTAGCTGCACCTGCTCCAAAGATAAACGCATAGATGAATGTCTTTGCTTGGTCTCTTGTCTCTAGTCCCGCTGCATGTTGGTTAGCTGTGTGTATGTCCCCATCTACTACCTCATCTGTAAATTTAGGATCATTAAGATAATGTGCTAATGCTCTTAGTTCAAGAGAAGAAGCATCACAACCGACAAGAACATTAGCAGCATCTGATACTGTCCAGCACTCGCGACACTCCTTACCATAGGGAGAATAAACTGCTGGAACTTGAGCCATGTTAGGTGAATGATGCGCCATCCTGCCTGATATAGCTCGTAAAGTAAGTACTTGTCCATGAACTTTACCGTCCTCTTTTAAAGATTTAACCCATGATTTAACTTGGGCAGTACGCTTATTTAACATTAGATACTCAGCTATCATCTTAGCTTCAGGTATATCTACATTTTTAAGTACAGATTCATCTACTATAGCGTGACCTTTTTCAGTAAACTTATCTGGTTTCCATCCACACTTTGTAAGCCTAGCTACTATCTGTTGTCTGGAAGACAGATTAAATTCTTGGTACTCTATAGATGTATGTACACCACCAACTGTTTGTGGATCACTTATATGTCTAAGACCTACAGTAGATAAGCTACCATCCTTTTTATAACGAGGCGTAACTTCCTTTACAGGGATAAGGATAGTAGTAAACCTTTGATGTACCTCTCTTTTTAGTTCATCTGCCCTATCCTCAAGCTTTGCTATAAGTCCTGTTGCTTTCTGTATGTCAAGAGTAAAGCCATTCTTTTCTTGCTGATCTATCAAAGCTCTTATTCTATACTCTAAATCTATAGCTCTCCTATCTATCTTCTTTACGTCTTGTTGTAGTGTTATCCATACTCGTTCTGTTAAATCTACATCACCTTTACAGTACTCTACCATCTCATTAGAGATACCTGAAGTGAAGTCAGTGAACTCTATCTTAGGAAAGTTCAATCGTTCACCCCAAGATTTTAGTGAGTGACCCTTATCTCTAGAGGGGTTGGTTAGCTGAGATAAAAGTAGCGTATCTTCTATCTTAGATAGAGGTATCTTAGTACCCAGTAATCTATTAAGTACTGGTGCATCAAAAGATATACCGTTGTGCATTATAAACTTATCTACTTTACTGCAGAAGGAGGGGAAGTCAGTGTAACATTCCTGCTCTCTCCAAGAATGAACTTCCCCTGTATCTCTGTCTTTAGCTACGATGCAATGAACAACACTGGCATCTAAACTA